CGTGGGGTGGTAAGTACCGCACCAGGCAGGGTACTAAGCCCGGCTTCCCCGATCTGATCGGCAAGGAGCTTGAGGCTTATGTCCGCAAGGAATGGCGCGACATCATCGCTGAAGACTGATGGCAGCAATCAACCTCAACACGGTTCGCGCCACCATCGAAGCGCGATTGGCAACCGAGCTAGCAGAAAGCCCTGCCATCCCGGTCGTTTTTCACAACATGGCGTTTGAGCCAACTCCGGCGTCTAGCTGGGTGCAATGCTTAACGACCTTTGGCGCTAACGAGTACCTAAGCCAAGGCGGGACCAGCAACTCGCAGAACAGGATCTTCGGGCTAGTCGTTTTCAATATCTTTACGGCTCCCGGTGTTGGTCCTGGTGCTAACTACACCATCGGGAAAAGAATCCGCGATCTCTACAATAGGGTCAACGTGTCGGGGGTTTTCTTCGACGCTCCAACAGGTCCAGAGGCTCTGGCTTCACCAGCTCCCGAGGGCTATTTCCAAACCCAGGTCCGTGTGACCTTTGAATCCATCGAGGGACTCTGACCCATGGCAATTCTCCGAGGCGAACAAGGTTCTGTTCAGTTCGACGCAGCTGGCAGCACTAACGCCACCATCGTTGGCACCCGCAGCTGGAGCCTGACCACCACCAAGGAAACCTTGGATGTCACCGATCATGGCGACACCTTCCGTTCCTTTGTTGGCAGCCTGATCTCCGGTTCTGGCACCGTTGAGCTGGTCTACGACCCTGACGCAACTGGCCAAGCTGGTTTTCTGGAAGACGTGCTGACCACTGCTGACCCGGCAGACGCCACCTTTGAGCTGTTCACCACTGGCTCAACTTCTGGCACTGATTCGATCAGCTTTGCCGGCATCATCACTGACATGGAGATCAGCTCCACTGTTGGCGAACTCGTCGTTGTCAGCTGCAACTTCATCACCAGCGGCGCCATTACCGGCAACCTTGAGTGATAAGGGGTATATTTGGGGCGGTTTACTCGCCCCTTTAAGTGCCCGTGGCTAAACGTCTTGTCGATGAACTGGTCGAGGCATTTGACCTAAACCAGCGTCGCAAGTTTGTTTTGAAGCATCCCAGTGGTAAATCCTGGGATCTGTTTTTCAAGCCGATCACCCGCGCTGACCGTAAAAAGGCTCAGTCATTGGCTGGCACTGATGATGCGCTGGACATCAGCACTCAGATGCTTTGTCAAATGGCTGAGCTGGAAGATGGCTCCAAGCCTTTTGCCGCTGCAGACACGGCCAAGCTTCAGCGCATGTTGCCTGAGTCGGTATTGAATGAGCTTGAGCTGTTCCTGTTTGGACTGGGCAATGCAGGATCGCTTGAGGAAGCAAAAAACGACTAAAGGAAGACTCTTGGCTCTTCTTTGAGTTCTTCCTAGCAACTGAACTGGGCAAAACCGTCAGTGAATTGCGCGGTGAGCTGACGGACGCTGAGTTTTTGATGTTTGCGGCTTATTACGAGGTCAAGGGTGATCGCGACAAAGCAGAGATGGCGAAGGCGAAAGCAAGGAGTCGATAAAACGTCGGTAGACTGAATCAAAGGATTAGGTCGGGCCGTGGCTGTTGCCGTTGTTGACGTACAGGTAAATGGCTCAAACGCGGTCAATCAGCTGCGTCAAATCAGCCGTGCCTCACAGGCCACTGAAGCTGGAATCAAAAGTCTCAAGGGTGCGGTCACAGGTCTTGTTGGTGCGTTTTCTGCTGTTCAGGCACTCAAGTTTGTCGTAGCCAAAACCTCTGAATTAGAAACGCAAACCAGGAGTCTGCAAACGCTTACTGGCAGTGTTGAAAAAGCAAAGCAGATCATTTCTGAACTTCAGCAGATTGGCGCGGTTACACCGTTCACCAGTACGGAGCTGATTGAGTCTGCGAAACGTTTGCAGGCATTTGGGGTTGAAGCTGACAAGGTTGTTGAAACAACCCGACGCTTAGCGGATGTCAGCGGCGCGACTGGAGCAGAACTACAAGGTTTGGTTACTGCTTACGGTCAAGTTCAAGCCAAGGGCAGGCTGCAAGGCGAAGAGCTTCTGCAGTTCCAAGAACGAGGGATCGCGCTGCAAACTGAATTGCGGCGGATGTATGGCCTAACTGGCGAAGAGTTCCAAAAGGCACTCAGCAAAGGCCAGATCAGCGCCGAAGCGGTTCAAGTCGCCATTGTCAATCTGACTAATGCAGGCGGTAAATATGCGAATGGTGCAATCGCGCAGTCAACAACACTGGCCGGTAAGTTCAGCACCCTTCAAGACAATATTGAGCAAATTGCCAGGGTCTTAGGCCAAAAATTACAGCCCATCCTTAGCAGCATTCTTGATACAGCAAACAGGACGGTCGGTGCAATCTCCCAAGTTCTTAGCGGTGGTTTGGCGGCTGAATTTGCGAAACTCAGGGTTGCACTAGTCACGCCCGGCGGAACAGTTGGCGATCTCCAGAAAATACTAGAGCTAACCAAAAGCATTTCAGCCAGTGGATTAGACAAAGGCGGTTTGACGGCTGCTGCTGATCAGATCAAAGCCAATCAACAATTAGTAGCCGATGTTTTAACCCGCATTAATCAAACTAGACCTCTTGGTGCTACAAAGGAAGAACAGAAATTAGCTTTAGCAATCCAAGGCGCATCCCAGCAGAAAATCAAGGAACTGGATATTGCTTACAAGGCTTTAAGCAAAGTGACTGCGGCACCTCCCGCTAATGTGCCACAACTGCTTGGCGGCAATGGTAAAGACAAAGGCAGGGCAAAATCTGTTGATGAATTATTAGGCGGTCAAATTAAGCGAACTCTTGAGCTGAAAAAGGCTCAGCTTGAAACCGTAACCGCTGCCCGAATGAATACCGCGGCGTTGCAGGGCAATGCTGAACAAGCCAAGCGAATGGTCGAATATGCCAGCAAGTATCAAGGCATTCAACTGGAAATTAGTTCGCTTGAGGAAACCCTCGCTGGCCTAAACGCTGTCAAGCCTCAAATTCTGGCAAGCGCAGCCGACAAACAAGCGGCGGCCATGATGATTGACGAGCGCACCTTAGACCTACAAAACGCGATTGCAGCCAAACGACAAGAAATCAGCACTCTTGCCACACAACATGTAGGCGAAGTCAATCAAGTTGCCATAGCAGAAAGCAAAAAACTTGAATCATTAACTGAGCAAACCAAATACCTGCAAGATGTTTTGAAATATGGCGAAAGCGAAGCAAATATCAAACGTCAGATTGAAAGCGTGATGAAGAGTACTAGCACCCTTGACCGTGAAAAAACCGAAGCAATTATTCGCCAAAATCAAGGCTTGCAACAACAGATCACTGATGCCCAACGCCTTGATCAGATTTATTCGGGTTTAGGGCAAACCATTGCCACTGGCGTGACTGACATGATTGGTGCAGCGGTTGATAAGACCAAATCCTTGGCGGATGTTGCATCGAACATGCTCCGCAATCTTGCTAATCAACTGCTTCAAGTCGCTGTCAATACTGCTTTGTTCAGTTTGTTCCCTGGCTCTTCACTGTTTAAGGGTTTGCCGCGTTTTGCTGATGGTGGTTCCATCTCTGGTGGGAAGCCAGCAATCGTTGGTGAGCGCGGTCCTGAGCTGTTCATGCCGGGCCGTAGTGGCAGCATCGTTCCAAACAACGCCTTAGGCGGTGCCAACATCGTCGTTAATGTGGATGCAAGCGGTAGCAGTGTTCAAGGCGATGCCAACGACTCCAAGCGCCTGGGTGAAGCCATCGGCGTTGCTGTACGCCAAGAACTGATCAAACAGAAGCGCCCCGGAGGCTTGCTCGCATAATGGCCACCTTCCCTTCAATCACACCGGCATACGGCGCACAGAAGACCAGCCGCCCAAATACCCGAACGGTGCAGTTTGGCGATGGCTACCAGCAGCGCTTGCTATACGGGATCCCTTCGCACATGAACCCGAAAGAATGGAATTTGACTTGGAACGTGTCAGAGACTGATGCCGACACCATCGAAACCTTCTTGAACGCCCGCGCCGAGGATTCCGCCAGCTTCGACTGGACACCACTAGATGAAACCACGGCGTATAAGTGGATTTGCCCGGAGTGGAGCAAGACCATTCCCTATAACAACCGCGCCACGATCACAGCCACCTTCCGCCAGGTCTTTGAGCCCTAATGGCGATCCCAGTCTCCGAACTACAGAAGATCAACCCAAGCAGCATCATCGAGCTGTTTGAGCTTGAGCTGTTCGCCAATATCCACGGCAGCGCCTTTACCTACCGCTTTCACGCTGGCACCAACGCACTGACGACAAACGGCGACATTGTTTGGGACAGCAATACCTACAGCAGATTGCCTATTGAGGCTGAGGGATTTGAGTACAACGCTGAAAGCGGCAGCCTGCCCCGCCCAACAATCCGAGTCGCCAACCTGCTGGGCAGCATCACGACAATTCTGCTTGACGTAAATACCACCACGGCAGGCAACGATCTGACTGGCGCCAAGCTGACCCGCATTCGCACTTTGGTGCGTTATATCGACGGCGCAAACTTTACTGGCGGCACCAATCCTTACGGCACGCCAGACACCACCGCCAAACTGCCTTCTGAGATTTATTACGTTGCTCGTAAGGTCACAGAAACAAGAGACCTTGTTGAGTTTGAACTAGCTGCGGCTTTTGACCTTGCTGGTGTTCGCGCCCCCAAACGTCAGTGCAGCGCCAATCTTTGCCCGTGGATTTACAAGGGTTCGGAGTGCGGCTACAGCGGCAGCAGCTATTTCGACGAGAACGACAAAGCGGTCACGGATTCTGCTGATGACAAATGCGGCAAACGCTTAAGCAGCTGCCAAGCCCGGTTTGGGTCTACTGCTGAATTGCCTTTTGGCGGCTACCCCGGC